ATGGGACAAGAGAAATGGTATGACATCCCCGGGTTCCCGAGCTATCGGATATCCGGACAAGGCACCGTACAAAACACGAGGGCGGGAACAATACTCAAGCATCAGAACAGGTATGGCACGGCGTGCCCTACCGTGGTCTTATTCATGCCGAAGCCGGTTGGTCGACCGTACAGGGTATCGATAGCCCGTTTGATGTTCGCCGCCACGAGAAGGATCAATCCCCGGGAAATAGGAAGTTCCTTCCTTATGAGCTTTAATGGCGGGTCTTTGGACGAGAGGGGCCTGCGGATCATCGAGAGGTCTCAATTGAGGGAACTCGGAACACGGGACAAGCATAGAGAATCGGCGGACGCATTCTACGGGCGATGCGCTCGGGTATGCGAATGCGCCCTGAAAAAAGACGCGGTCGGGCTCGCAGGGTTGATACAGGAATTCAAGCCGGATATCTCAAGGCTAATCAATCGGAAAGTGATTAGCGAAAAGCTGCGGGACGAGACGTATAGGGAGGTCGTAAATATCCTCGTGGACGGGATCATGTCCGGCCGAATAAGATGCGCGGACATCGTAGGGTATGTGGGAAAGATACTCCGGTACAGGAGGCCATCCCCTGTAGACGGACGGATCGATATCGCCCATGAGCGGGAAACCCGCTCTCGAAGGCTTGACAAGAATATTGTTTAATCTAAAAATAAATGAGCTATGACTAAAGCAGAAGTAATTGAAATGGCACAAAAATATTCAAAGGCGGCCATGTTTCAGGAGAGCTATTTGGCCGGATTTCAAGCAGCATGCAATATTGTGAGACAGAAAATTCAAACCTGCTACAATGAGGATTTTTGCGATGAAATGGAAGCACTCTCTCAGGTTGCCTACATGGATTTAAGTTCAGATGATTAACAACTAAGAAGAAGTGAAGCTTATGGATAAAATTATATTGGATGCCTGTTGTGGTTCCCGAATGTTTTGGTTTGATAAAAATAACCCGATAACATTGTTTGTTGATATCCGGAACGAAGAGCATACTCTTTGTGATGGTCGAAATTTAAAAGTCCATCCTGATCTTATTGCTGATTTTACCAATTTGCCTTTTCCTGCTAAGAATTTCAAGCTTGTTGTATTCGATCCACCTCATTTGCTTAAGGCCGGTGAGAATAGTTGGCTCACTAAGAAATACGGCAAATTGTCAGAAGATTGGCCAAGGTTGCTGAATCAGGGTTTCAACGAGTGCTTCCGGGTACTCGATGATTACGGTGTTCTTATTTTTAAATGGAATGAAGAGCAAGTAACTGTTAAAGAGGTTTTAAAAGCTATCGATCGGTTGCCCTTATTTGGACATACAACCGGCCGGAGTGGTAAAACTATGTGGATGTGTTTTATGAAATTACCTAACAACTAAGAAGATATGAAATATTTAGCGATTGAGGTTCATGGTGAAATACTCGTCATGAACAACAGCGATGAATTAGGAGGGCTGATCGATAATAATATACCACATACAGTAATCGGTCAAGTATGTACGAAAGAGTGTGACACAACTTGCTCGCATTATCGCAGGGGTACGTGCCCCTGTAAGACAATGAAAGATGTTGATGGCCATTTTATTCATGTCTTTGTTAAACGACCCTGTGTCGTTCCACCGTCCAATTGGCAATGGTAGATTTGTATCAAAGATGAGAATCTAGAAGGTTCGATTCCTTCAGGGTGGGCTGATTGTAAAATAGAACGTATGGGAACAAATGAATTAAGACCTTATTTAAGGATAACAACACCGGACGAAAAACATTTCGTTTGGATAAAGCGACCGGATGGCGACAAAAGATCTTACCTTGTCTTTAATTTCGGCATGAACACTGAGTTTGCGGATGCGCTTGACAGGCTCACATACCTCACAGTGGAAAGCATAAGCCGGCTCGATGCGGATATGTGCTCCATTGTCTTCCGGTTTGAAGAGAATGCGATCGAATACACGAACAGGCTTATCGAAGATATCCCGGACATCATGGATAACCTATCATTATAAACCAGTTTAACACTCGATATCATGATAGAAGTTAAAGACATTTACGCTGCCAGCAACAACGGACTAGATATTATACTATATTACTATCCGCAAGCATCCGGGTGTGTTGACAACAAGAAGCATTTCAAACGGAGACCGGACGAAGATGACGCTTCCGCTTGTATCAAGAGGTTCGGCGATGTGTATAAGGTGACGGACTTCGGAGACCAAGGAACAGCCATGAGCCCGATCGACATCTGTATGAACGAGGAGAACCTGCGTTTCACGGAAGCCATCGCAGTACTGGCCGACCGGTACCATGTGACGGACGAGCTGAAGCAAAGCGTCAACAAGCCGGATATCCGCAAACGACCGGCCAAGGTGGACGAAACGGAAGGGTCGAAATTCTTCGAGCTGGAAGAGAAGTTCACCAAAGAGCAGCTCCAGATATTAGGCCCCAAGGTGAAGCAGGAACACGTGGAAGCCCTCCATTGGCACGTCGCCAAATCGTTCTCGTATGTAAGGAACCGGGAAGTCACTACCAAATACAGTACCCCCGCCTACCCTATCTTCATGCGCGAATGCCAGGTGGACAACCCGGCGCCCGGCAAACCGGATGTGTTTTACAAGATCTACGAACCCTTGAACCCGGACAAGCAATGGCGTTTCTCTTACACGCCAGATGGGGCCAAGCCCAAAGAGTATATCAACGGATTGGCAGAACTGAAAGCCTCTTACCGGAAATACAACGAGGAAGAGGAACGCATCTTCCGCTCGGATCCGGCAAACGAGGATAAACCTTACCAATTCAAGAAGCTGGACGAAGCTATTATCTGCTCCGGAGAGAGGGACAGTTTGTGCGTCAAGTCGCTCGGTTATTTCCCCCTTTGGTTCAACTCGGAAACCTACAAGGTTACACCGGAAGAGATCCGGGAGATATACAAGTATGTGGAACGCATCTACAACATACCCGATATCGACCCTACCGGTATCCGGAAAGGGACGGAGCTTGCCTTACGCTTTCTCGACACATACACCATCTGGCTGCCCGAGTGGCTCGGCAACTACAAGGATCGCCGTGGGAAGCCCCGAAAGGACTTCCGCGACTTCGCGGAATTGCGCCCGGAGAAGAAGGATTTCCAAAACCTCATGACATTGGCCATGCCGGCCAAGTTCTGGACGGAGAGCTATAGCAAACGCTCCAACAAGACCACGTATGATATCGATAGCATCTGCCTTCATTATTTCTTAAGCCTTAACGGATTTTGCATATTAAACCAAGGCAAGGGCGAATATACGTTGGCCCACCGGGAGGGATGCGTGGTATCGAGAGTGTTCCCTAGGGATATACTGGAGTTCCTCAAGAAGTTTGCCATCGACCGCAATCTGCCGCGCGAGATACGCAATCTTATCGTCAACTCTCCGAAATGCGCCGAGACGGCCTATCAAATAATGGACATCAAAGAACTGGACTTCAGCGATTGCACGGAACAATCCCAAGACCTCTACTTCATGAACGCCGCCTTCAGGATCACCGCCAGCCGTACCGACAAGATTCCACTGAAGGAGTTTCATGGCACTTGCGTATGGGATACCAACCTCGTGAAGCACAACGTAAGCATATTGCCACCGATGTTCGACATTACGCATCGTAAAGATTGCGACGGGCAAGACAAGTTCGAGATAAAGGTACTCAACACCGACAGCCATTTTTTCGCATACCTCATAAACTCAAGCCGCATCCATTGGCGTAAAGAACTGGAAGAGGTATGGAAAGACAACACCATCCCCGGCGAAGAAGAGGCATACAAGGAACAATACCGATACTCGATAGATGGTGCCATGCTCTCGAACGAGGAGAAGCATGAGCAACAGATGAACCTGATCAATAAGATTTTCGCTATTGGATACATGATGCACAACTACAAATCGCCCTCTATGGCTTGGGCACCCTTCGCGATGGATAACAAGATCGGAGAAGTTGATGAGTGTAATGGCCGCAGCGGAAAGTCATTTTTCTTTAACTCACTGAAGGCGTTTAAGAGCATCGTCCCCCTCGATGGGCGCAACACGAGGCTCATGGAGAACCCGCACGTGTTCGACCAAGTAGGAGACGATACGGATATAATCTTCGCCGATGACTGTAGCAAATACTTCCCCATGGAACGGTTCTACGACATCATCACAAACGGGATGTCTATCAACAAGAAGAACAAGGATTCATTTTATAAGGAATACGAAGACAGCCCGAAACTATGCTTCAGCAGCAACTATGTCCCGCAGGAGTTCACGCCATCAACGACCGGCCGTATGATATACGTCGTATTTAGCGACTACTACCATGCCAAGGCAGACACCAACGACTACCTAGAAGACAGGTCTATCTCTGATGACTTCGGAGGTAAGGATATAATGAAAGGGCCGAAATACACGGAAGAGGTATGGAACAACGACCTAAACTTCTTCATCCAAGCCCTCCAGTTCTATCTAAAGATGTCAGCCATGCGTATCAAAATACAGCCACCGATGGACAACATCATGAAGCGAAAGGCCAAAGATGACATGGGTGCCCTGTTTGAGGATTGGGCCTATATGTATTTTTCCAAAGAAAGCGGTAATACGGACAAGCTCATTTCCAAACCGGACGCTTTCGAAGAGTTCAAGTCGTTCTCCGGAGCGGCCAAGAACTATTGGACAATGAACCGATTCAGCAAAGCCATCAAAGCCTTCGCCAATATCAATCCACAAGTAGCCGAACTCAACCCGAAAGAGCTCCGCAACAATAGCGGAAGGATCATCCGCAAAGTAGACGGAAAGGCTACCGAGATGATCTACCTGCGCACCTATCCGGACGGTAGTCAAACCCCAAGGGCATTGACCGCAGACGAGCCGGAAGACGAGCCATTCTGACAACATTCGTTTCCATCTTCTATTATGCCAAGGACGTACCGTTATCTTTGCGGTACGCCCTATTCTTTTGTACCAACTTGTATCATTCCGACACAAGTTACCGTTTTGTCGCATCATTTTGATATTTCAGCACGCCGACATCCGGGGCGGTCGAGTTTCCCTACACCCTTCAGACCCTAATTTTTATACTTTAAAGTGTAACTCTGTAACCTATATTTGAAAAGCAATAAAAATAAGAGAGTTAAAGGATAAAAAGGCGGTTACACTTTTGGTTACACTTTGGTTACACTTGGTTACAAAAATGTAACCGAGAGGAGACGTTACAAAATATCTCGAGCGTTACAATTTCGTAACCACCCCTGTTTTAAAAAGTGTAACCTTTTAACTTATTGAAAATAAAGAATCTAAACACCATAGGTTACAGGTTACAAAGTTACATCCATTTGCAGCATTCAGACACTACACGGTGGTTAATGTATAAAGTTGGTAGAATTGGTCGATAACGGTACATTTACACCAAATTCTTATTTAAGGTGTCTTGCTTTCAATTTGATAATTTACTATATTTGTGAAGCAACCATTAATTAATCCCGGTCATGACCACGAAAATAGAATTACCCAAGCATCTCTCTGAATACCTTAAAGGGAAATTCGGTGCGGAAGACAATGTTGTTTATATCCCAGTAAGCAGCAGTCTTTATTTTATCGTTCACGAATTGCTTCAACGCAGGCCCTCTAATTCTCCGGTGGATAGCGGGAATACGGAGATACACCTTCCTTCTCCCAGAAGTTCACGCGGACAAGCCGGAAAACCTGTTGAATCCTTTAACTATATCAGCAAAAGAGGAACGATCGTATTGGCAAAAGCGATCAACACGATGATGAAGGTGGAAGCGCATGAATTTTTTGATGAGAACAAACATGTGAAAGGTATCGACTACATCGAATCCGCCTACACCTTTCTTTTCAAGTACGGCATAGAGAACCTGACCCCGGAGGCTTTATTGAAAGATTACCAGAGATGGAGGGCGAAAATCGGAAGAAAAGCAACCTCTCGTCAAAGAAAACACAAAACGAACCAAACGAGTTAATAATATATAAAACAGCAAGAAAAATCATATCACCAAGCGTATCATTATGTCCTGTCAGTAAATAAAATAAGTTTAATACGCCCCTATTGTTTAACATAATAATACAGAAACAAGATATACACCGATAGAACTTTCCCAAACCTTTCCCGATGCGCCATCCGCTACCGGAAGTACTCATTGTTATTATAGTACTTTGAGCGTCGATAGCTATTCTGTTTTTTTGTTGGAAAATTTTATATGAACAAGATCCAACAAATATTCAATTCGAGCTGGGCCATCGGTCGGAAAGACTATCTTAATCTCGTTTCGATCATCCAACCCTCTATCAAGGCGGGTAATTTTGCGGAACTCGAAAAACTGCTGTCTGCCGAAAACCAAACCAAGAGTTATGCCGTTAACCTAGGGTTCGCCTTCAATGAGTGGCAGTTCGAAGATGAAAACCTACTCGATAACTCCATCGCCGTAATTGGTCTAAACGGCATACTTTATAGCTGGGAGTCGGAACGCGTTGCCCGAAAATTAGAACTGGCGCTTTCCAATAGCAAGATCGCCGGTGTGATCATCAAGATGAACGGCATGGGAGGAATGGTCGACGGTATAAGCGAAACAGCAAGTATCCTGTCAGCATCAACCAAACCGATCGCCTCCATCATATCCGGGAACTGCATGTCGGCACATTACTGGCTGGCATCCGCTACCGAGAGACGATTCTTGCTCGATAAGACCTGCCAAGTCGGTAGCATCGGCATTGTCGGCACCTATTACAACGCCACCGAAGCGATGAAGAAAGAAGGGATTGATTACAGGGAGATCTATCCGGATACAGCGGATATGAAAAACCGGGAATTTAGGGATATCGCCGAAAAGAACGATGAAAAGGCATTCAAGGAGCATCTGGAGAAAATCCACGCTATCTTCTGCGCCACCGTATCCCGGAACCTATCCATACCTTATAATAAAGAGTCACCCTTGTTCCGGGGGGCAACCTTCATGGGAGACGAAGCCATCAAAACAGGTTTGGCCGATTGCTACGGAAACATCCATGATGCGGCACGATGGGTTTTAGCCCAAAGCATAGTAAAGCGATCAAAAGATATTGTTTAATCATTTAATATAATCCGTTTTATGAAGAAAATAAAAATGGCAGATTTCGCCTCCTCCGTGCTCCAGATCCTTGGGCTGAAAGAGTGGAAGACCCAAGACGACAAGAAAACGCTTGACGATGCGGACGTAACCAAACTGAAAGAGTTCGGATTCACCGATACCTTTATCCAGGCGTTCGGCAAATCGTTGAGCGCGGATTTCAAGGATGAGAACGATGCCCCTGGAACCGGCAGTTCCTCAGACACCACTACCCAGGCAGCCGTTGTCAATGGCCTGCTAGCCCAACAGACCGCCAAGCTGGCAGAAGCCATGCAGCAGATCGAAGCCATGGAGAAGTCAAACACGACCAACGCCGAATCATTAAGACGCAAAGAAGATGAGATAAAGACGCTCAAAGAACGTATCGAGGCCCTTGGTAAGATGCCCGAGCCTTCACGCGCAAACGCTTCCCAGACACACGGGGCAGAAATTAACTTGCAAGACGAAAAGCAATTGGCCGGTTGGAATGGTGAAATGTTCGCTTTGGCCGGCCGCCCGTATAATGAGCGAGCAAGAGCCGCGCTTTTGGCAAGAGAAGGCATATCCATTCAGGTACGGGCCGAAAGTAATCTCGATTATAGCCGTCTGAAAGAGGACTTGGGCGCATTCTACCGTATCCGCTGGCAAGATCGTTTGCAATCCTTCTTGGTGAAATTGCCTACCATCGAATCCATCTTCCCGATGGAAAGCGGCTATCAGGATTTAGCCACACTGGTCAATATTTGGATGGGTGAATTCTCACAGGCTGACAATACCATCGATAGCGACTTCGACAAGGTAACCAAAGGTAATTACGAGTTTGATTCCGAGACGTTGCGTATGTTCTCCGTTATGTTCGTTCATAAGTTCCGTAACTTGAAGGAATTGGAACGTACATGGATCGGATCGTTGAACCAAGAGGGATCCCAGGTTATCAAGTGGTCGTTCATCGAATACATCCTGGCCGAAACCGCCAAGAAACTCCACAACGAGCGGGAGCTGAGACGTATCAACGGCGTACGCCGCGATCCAAACGTCAACGAACCTGGTCGCACGATGGAAGCCGCAGACGGCGTGTATGAGTTTATCCGCAAGAAGGTGGACGGATACATGGATATCAACAAACAAAAGGTTGTCTATCAAATCAAACCTTTCGTCTTGGGTGAAATCAACGAAGCCAACATCGGCCAGAAATTTTTCGAGGGGACAAGCATGATACCGGCTGTTTATCGAGACAGTGGCCAACTGGCTCTCTATGTCCCTTCCTACATGATCGTTTGGTACCACAAGTACAACGAACTTCATTACGGCGTAAACCAGGACTACAAAGCCAACCTAATGTATGTAAAGGAATACCCGTCGGTAAAACTCATCCCGGTTCCTAACGCGGACAACCACCAGCGCATCTTCTGGACCATGCAGGGCAACATCAAATGTTTCGAGCATGTTTCCGGTGAGATGACCCGTTTCAACATCGAGCAACAGGACTGGACGCTCAAGGTATGGAGCAACTGGAAAGAATCCGTTTGGGCGCGTGCGGTCGGATTCAAGTACACCAAAAAAGCCGATATGGACTACAGCCGCCAGATGATCTTCTGTAACGAGACCGACCGACCGGCTTCCTCTTTCATGGATGCCGAAAAAGATAAAAACCCTTCAGCCGCACTGCACACCAGTATCCAGACCGTGGCAAACACTTCCCTATTGAATATCACCAATATCGAGGGGGCTGAAGTGGGACGGACTGTCACGATCAAATGCGGCAGTACAGAAAAGGGTGTAAAGATCGTCAAATCGGGGAATTTCGAACTGATCTCCGCCGACTGGGAACCAAACGTAGGTGACACGATCCAACTGATGAAACGTGCAGACGGCAAGTTCATCGAGATCGCAAGGGCTTCAACCATCCAGAACATCTTGTGTTTCGAGGCTGATGACACCGAACCGGATCTGAGCGAAGCCACCGAGTTCGCCACATCAGCCAACACCAAGGAAACCGCAATCACCAACTTTACCGGAGCTGAGCAGGGGAAAGTCTACACCATCCACGGCGCAGGAAGCACCAACGCATCCACCATCGCCAACAGCGGCAATTTCGTATTGACGGCAGAGATGGTCTTGAAGGAGGGATCGCTGATCAAGCTGGCTTATGCCAACGGAAAGTTCTACGAGGTGGAAAGAGTCTGATATGTATAACCGATTAAAAAAGCAGCATTATTATGGCAACTTATGTAAAAAGATCAGTGCTTAGGCCCGATGGCAATCCCGGAAACGGGATTACCTTGAAGGATAAAATTGTAGTCATAGACATTGACGACATAGAGACATTCCCGAGTAGAGACGAAGCGGGCGTACTTATCGCAGAGGCGTTAACCCTTAAAGCTTCTGCCGTACCTGTATATCTCTACCTTACACCCGGCACCGTGGAAGTCACCTCCAATGTGGAAGGAGATCCAGACGCCATGGGCTTTAATGTCTCCATCAAGGGAAACCACCCGGGAAACTCCCAAGAGGTCAGGGAATTCAAATGGAACTGGCTGGGCAGAAAATGTATCATCATAGTTGATTATTGTGATGGCAGAGATGCCGATTTGCTTGGGACACCTTGTAATCCAATGCAGATGAGTTCGAATTTTACGGCCAATAAGGATATGACCCGTACCGAGTTCTCTTTCGCGTCCATCACCAAAGGCATGGATATCGCCATCTACCAAGGAGCAATCCCAGCAGATCCGGGCACACCGGATAAATCCGAAGCAGGAGTTTGATTCGCGGCATATCCAGCGTAAAAACTATTTGTTCTAAGCCAATTCAAGCCACCCCATGCGAGAGCATGCAGTGGCTTGGTCTTTTTTATGCCAATCGTTTCCGTTTACCTTTGACAGAAAAACGATAAAAATGAAAGGCATCATTAAAAAATATCTGTCAGGAACACGCCTATATATGGAGGGGGTGGTCATCTACGAGAAATTCGGGAACAACATGGCCCTTAAAAGAGCCTTTCGGATAAACCCCGAAAATAGGATATTGCGTATGACTCTGTTTGAGGAACTCAGGAAGCTGGCGGGCTTGACCGAGGCCGAGTTCAACAACTTATCGAGGAACGTAAAACCAAGCACAGGATTGAAAAACACCGATGAGCACACCCTAGTTACCACCCGGGATAATAGAACCATTGATCCGGGAGAGGCCAAAAAAATCCGGTTTCGTGAGAGGTTTACATTCTTAAACACAACTGATTGCCCCGACATATTGAAAGTATTGGTTAATGATATGTTTGCCTCTTATGATGCTTACCGAACGGCACACAACGCCCTTGCCTTCTTGCCTCCTGACGCACCAATGAAAGAGACTTCGCTATTGGCAATGACAGCTGTGGAAGAAATGCTGAACGACCGTATGATCTGGACAGAGCTTCAGCATTACCAAGAACACAAAACTCTACTGGGCAATCACCCCGACGTGAAGGATTATCTGAAATGGAGAGAATACAGAGAAATGTCAGACTTCGACCTTATGCAACGTCGCAAGAACGCCGCGAGTAACATCTCGAAATGCAAGGTGAAAATACAAGAGGATACCTTAGAAGAGGATCGATTGAAGCACGAAGCGTCCATGCGTGAATGGATAACGATCAAACAGATTTGCGACCACGAGATTGAACATCGAAAGAAAGGGAAATGACATGGAAGAGGCTTTTACAACAATCAAACCGACGCGAATAGACTTCAACCGCATATCGATGGATAAGCTGAATGCCATCCTATCGACCGGTTCGCTCGACTCACTCAATGAGGCCGAGCGACACTATTTTTACCTCATGGACATGGTGCGTGGGCTTTGCGTGAAGATGAAGTTCGAAAAAGAGAATAAGTTTATCACCAAGTCTGGAATCATCAAATTACTCAAGTCCGAGAAATACGGCCTGTCCGACTGGATGGCACGCCAAATATATAACGACTCCATCAACTTCTTCTACCAACGGAGCGAGATCGCCGTAGAAGCGTTCAACAACCTATATGCGGAAAAGTGCGAGGCATGGGCCGAACAGATGTATGCCAGCGGGGATATCAAGGAGGCGCGCAACCTATTGAAGCTGGCCGGGGAGTACCGCGGGTGCTTCAAGCCGAAAGAGGCCTCCATACCCGACGAGCTATTGAACCAAAAACGGGTGGATATCTATACTTCCAACCGCGAAGACCTAGGAATCCCGGCTATCGACCGGAAGCGGTTAGACGAGTTCATCGACTCCATACCGGAAATATCAACAACCGTCCGCGAGAACCTGAAAGAGGATGCAGGAATCAAGAAGTTTGACCTGAAAAAACGTATGCTTCATGACATCGAAGAACTTAGCGAGGAAGATAGTAGCGAATGAGGAAGAGATAGAGATCAAGTTCGCGCACAACGTACAGCTCCTTACCGATTTTATAGACACCACCATACTTGTGCTGATAGCCGGTCGCGGTATGTCAAAGAGTACGGTGGTCCAAGCCCGACGCTCCTACCGCTGCGTACATGAGATGCCGGGAGCGCCTTTCGCTTTCGTAGCCAGTTCCTATTCCAACCTGAAAGACAATATCATGCCGGCAGTGCAACATGGCTGGCAGCTAATGGGAATGTTCGAGGGTATGCACTATGTGTTCTGCAAGGCACCACCCCGGAAGTGGCGCAGCCGCTGTTCCATCATCGTCAACGACTATCGCAATGTGATCAGCTTCTGGAACGGGTGCGTTATATTCCTTGGCTCATTGGACCGGCCGTCGCTACTGGCCGGGAAGTCGGTCGTACACTTGTTCTACGACGAAGCCAAGTACGACCGCGATGAGAAGGTAAACCGCGCCATGCCCATCTTACGTGGCGATTCATTGATGTTCGGACATTCCCACCTGTTTCTCGGCTTGACTATTTCCACCGATATGCCCGATGTCAACGAGGGGGAATATGATTGGTTCTTCCGCTACCTACCCAATATGAAGCCAGACAGGATCGTCTCCATTTGCCAAGCCGCATTCATCCGGAACGAGCTGCTTCTGAAGCTGGAGAGAGAACGGTCGAAACCATCCCCCAATGAACGGACAATGAACAGACTGACACAGGATATCGCCTATTACGATAAAGGGCTTACCAAATTAAGGCGAGGGCAAACCTATGTACTCAACGCCTCCTCTTTGGTCAACGTGGATATATTGACACCCGAATACGTGTTCAATCTCTATAATGGTACGTTGGAATTTCACGAGTTCCTCAAATCCGTATTGGGCATGAGACCCGGATTAAGAAGGGATATCCGTTTTTACCTCCTATTTGGTGAACGACATAAATACTATGATGGCTCGCCTGGTGGGGAGGTGGCAGACAACAGTACCGAACTTAAATACCTTCAAGAGAACCAGCCCATCGATGGAGGCGTGGATTTCGGCAATATGCTTTCGTTCGTCATCGGACAGCAAAGGGGAAATGTATACCGTGTACTGAAGAACTTCTACGAGATACCACCCGGTTGGTTCCGGGAACTGGCTGACCAGTTCCTCCGGTTCTTCGCCACCCATTCCTGCAAGGAACTTAACCTTTACTACGACCGCGCGGGTAACAACTTTGCCCGCCAAGGCGAGGATTACGCCCGGAAGATAAAAGAATCCATCGAGAAAGATGCCGATGGACTCCGTACCGGCTGGACGGTCAATCTGATGAGCCGCAAGCAATCCAATATTCCACAAGCCGAGGAGTATAGTTTCATGCAGGAATTGATGAAGGAAGATAACAAGAAACTTCCCCTGCTGTTGGTTGACGCGGTCAACTGCAAGGAGTTGATAAGCAGTATCGAGAAGGCACCGGCAGGAATCCGCTATGCCGGTACCGTAAAAGTGGTATTCAAGATCAAGAAGAGCGAGAAACTCGCCCCCAAGAAACTACCGATGTTTTCCACCAACTTCTCCGATGCCTTTAAATACCTAATGATGCGTAAGAAGTGGAGAAACATCGTAAAGTTGCAAACAGGAGGAGCCAACCCATACGTTCCCGATTACGAAAGCGATTGAGATCGGTCGTTACAGGTCGGTCTCAATCATATTTCACCAAAAACGGGAGAGGCAATTGCCTTTCCTATTCTGAGCGGCACGCAACTCCCTGTGTGTCCGTTTTCTTGTTTGCGAGTTATTTCAGAGTTAAAATATTGCTTTTGAGAATATTGTAAAAAGCAAGACCAAAATACAGCGGTAAAAACGAATGATTTTGTGCTTCTAACCACTCAATTACCTCCGTTTATTTGCCAAAAACCGCGTTTTGCCAAGAAATTTATGTCTTTTCTATTCCACTTCGCATTTCTTTCCTTTACAACAAAAACAAGTATATGGATACAATAGACCTATACACAGCCATCGAGCAGATGAAACGGATAAGCGATGCCGAAGGTACTTTCTCTATGAAGTTCCGCAAGCACAACCGGAAAACATCTGAAGGCGGCGACCTTGTCACCGTAAAGGCGGCAAGACTCAGGAAGAAAACATCGGACGAAGAGATCAAGAACTCATCGTACAAGCTCTTCTTTACCGATACGGAAACAGGCCTGGCAGCCAACTGCTGGCAGATATTGATCATGGAGTTTAACGGAATGAAAACGGTTGTTTAAGGGATATGGAGATAAGACGTATTGGAAACTTAGGGCTGGTCAATCCCGGAAACGGTCAGCTCTATTCGTTTGACATATCGGGCCAAGGCAAAGGCTGGGAACCGTCTAGTATCATGCTGGGCAGTAGCTGTGGCACTTGCTTCAAAAGGAAGATACAAGTGGGAAACATCGACATCGTACCCATGGGAGACAACAATGACCTTCCGGGAGAAGTACAACGGTTGCTCGACAAGTTTTATGCAGGGGAGGGAATCATGGGAAAGATCGCCGGGCTTCAATGGGGTGACGGCCCGCGTTTCTATAACGATGCCATTGACCGGGAAAATAACCGCTTTTATAAGCAATGGACGCTTGATGAAACCATAGAGGCCGATCTTAACCGATGGGATTACCGCATTTTCATGCACCGCTGTCTGGTTGACCTTGTGCACATGCAGGGGTTCTTCGTGAAGTTTGTCCGTAATCGTGCCCCACGGATCGGAGGTCCCGGCAGGCTGGTAAGGATCGAACATATCCCCTACCAAAAAGCACGTCTGGTTTATCCCACCGACAACGAAGATGAACCCTCCCAGATTGTGTTGGGAGATTTTCCCTACTCCGATTATTCCAAGATGGAGCTATTACCCGTGTTTGATCCACATGACCCGTTCCGGCATCCGGTCTCGGCACGATACTACAACATTTATTCCTTCGCCAAGGAATTCATAAGTACCCCTCGGTTTCTAGGGGCTTTCGCCTGGTTGGAAATTGCCGGCACACTGGCTCCATTGCTGCACAACTACAATATGAATAGTTCGGCTCTGAGCCTTCATATCGAATCCCCGCAAGGTTATTGGGACAAGGCAGAGGAAAGACTGAAGTCGGTTTGCCAGAAGAAAGGCATGGTCTATACCTCCAAAATGCTTGAACAATACAAGGACAAGACGATGGAAAAGTTCGCCGAAGGTATGACCGGTGTCAAGAACGTAGGCAAATTCATGCACACGTCCTCTTTCTTCGACGAAACGGCACAAGAATACGAGGGCTGGAAGGTAACTCCCATCGACAAGAAGGTAAAGGACTACATCGAAGCCCAGATACGCATCAGCAACAAGGCGGATGCGGCGGCGGCGAGTGGATTCGGCATCGATCCCATCCTGGCCAACCTCATACTGGAGAACAAGCTATCATCGGGTTCCGAAAAACTTTACAGTATCAAGGTATATAACGCCTCGGAAACAGCCATCCCCGATATGATCCTCTGTAAACCGGTACAGGAATACATCAACGCAAATTTCCCCGGTACAAAGACAAGGATAGGGCTTTACCGTACCATCGTGAATGCCGAAGAGAATGTATCACCCCAAAACAGGATGAAGAACAATGAATGAAAATCGCAATTTGGGGGACTTCGGTTTTGAGCTTCCGGATTTAGATCTGGATTGTTTCGACGGTCTGGATTGTTTCGAAGGAGAACCGGACGAAACGACCCGCTACATCCGTCCGAGGCTGAAGTCGTTAAAAGAATCGCAAATCATGTATGAACACGCCGTCGAATTGGCCGAATCCATCGATATAAGCGAGGGTTCAAGGTATGACGCGGTGGTTAGTGGAAACTTTATCTTCGGCGACTTCATCGAGGCATTCATGATCCGGAATAACTGCAAGGCAGTACGCATGGACATAACGACCTTGTCACTGGGGCAAGAGAACATAGACAGCCTTCATTCCCTTTTAGACAAAGGTTATGTAGACAATCTCAATCTCATCGTATCCGCCTATTTTTATGCGCACGAGATACATCGTTTAGTCCCGTATATCTACAACCGATTGGATATTGACAACCGTTTCCAGATGGCCGTAGCAGGTACACACATGAAAACCTGTCTGTTCGAGACGTTAGGAGGGAAAAAAATCATCATCCACGGAAGCGCCAACCTTCGAAGCTCAGGCAATATCGAACAATTCACCATCGAGGAAAATCCCGAACTATACGGATTTTACAAAGAGATGGATGATAACATCATGAAAGCGTATTCGACAATAAACAAGGAAATAAGAGGAGAGCGATTGTTTAGCGCGATCCATAATGTTTAATCAAAGAAAGGAGTAAATTATGGCAAACGGATCACAAGGCGGTTACGGGAGCGGTATCAAGTCTTCAACAGGGGCCTCACGCCGTGCGAGTTCCCTCCCTAATTGGATGAGACCGGACAACAATGTTCCTTTTTAATCAACTCGGGAAGCGTGACATCCGTGTCACGCTTCCTTAAAAAACGATAATAATGCAGCTATTCAATTTACATCAATACGGAAGCCGGGAAATAGTGGACGCTATCGGAATGATATCCGACAGTGTAGACTTCTCGAAATGGGAACCCATCCTGCCTTTAGCCATGCGGAAACTCAAGGCTATAATCGGGGATGACGTACTGGAAGCCATCTGTTCGCTTTACGGGGTATCCGAAGAACCGGATCTTGTCGCGGCTACCCAAAAACCGGTGGCGTTCTTCACATGGAGTCTGATGATACCCACACTCGATGCCCAGCATGGAGCAAGCGGACGGCAGAAGAAATACGGGGATAACGAGAAAGGACTCACGGCTCTCCAAGAGTACAAAGACGAGCAGAACATCCTGAACATCGCCTACGAGGCGACCGATGCCCTTATAGAGATGCTCGAAAACGGGCGCTACGGATTTTGGGAGGAAAGCGAAGCGAAGAGGCGCGCGCACTCGCTCCTTATTCGCAACAAGTCAGAGTTCGACAGGTATTACATGATCGGTAGCCATAGGCTTTATTTCACATTGGTTCCACTTATACGGGAAGTCCAAGAGATGGATATCGCCCCGATTGTCGGTGACGAGCGCATGAACAAGATGCTTGCGGGAGACTCGGGCTTCTTGCCTCTATTGGAGCAATGCCGACGACCGTTGGCCCTGCTCGCCATCAAGAAGGCCATCGAACGGCTGCCTATAGAGGTCATTCCCGAAGGGATCGTGCAGGTACAGCAAGTAGGAAGCGTGAAGGAAAAACTCAAAGCCGAGAAAGACGCGCGACGACAGGTAGCCGATTCGCTCGATCAAGACGCAAGACGTTATATCCTAGACCTACAAGACACCATCGCCAGCATGGACGATGACCCGTCCAACGATGACCCGTACATCTATCAAGCGACACTCCAATCCAAGGGGATCACTTTTTAAACAACAAGCGCGATGAAAATAGTAGAATACAGGGGGCGCACGTTTCAAGTTCCCGAATATATAGACGAATTCACGCCGGCACAATACCGACGTTACCTAGAGATATCCATGATGTCCGACCGGGGAATAATCAACCGATCGGGATTAAGAGGAAAACTCCTTTCGCTCCTATTGGGAGAGCGTACCGATATTTCCCTCCAAAGGGATCCGATCATCGAGGAAGCCCTGAAGCATATCGACCTGACCGTTCCTTTCATCGTAACGGGCGAAAAGCATGATTCCCTATCGCTCGATACAGGCGTAAACCCGCTGAAGGAATGGGAAGGCTGGGTAGGTCCGGGCGATATGCTCGACGGAGTAGACTTCGGTGCTTTCATCGATTGCAACACCATCCTGAAGCTGCTATCGAAAACAAGATCCAAATCAGAATCAGAGAAGTTGGCGATTGATTTCTGCAAGAAGCTATACAAAAACAAGGATAAGCCAAACGCCGAACCCGATGAGATCCTGTGCGCACATTCACTCATACTCTTCAACAACGTGATGAAGGCACTCCGTCATGAACCGGTAAACATCAACGGTGAACCGATCCATTTCTCCATCCTGTTCGAAAAATCCGAAAAAAGCAAACCCGATGATCATACCGGTTGGACAGGCGCAGCCATGGAGATCGCAGAGACAGGTACGTTCGGTAACTACCGGCAAGTGCTCGAAGCACCCCTTTGGGATATCCTGCTATTCCTTTACCGGAAAAAGTTTGAACACATACATTCCAAAATTTAAACACCATGATCAGGATTAAAGACTTACGTGAATATTTTGAATCGTTGGTTGAACGTACCAACGAGATCTACTCCGTCACCTTGGTTACTGTTGACAAGGATATGAGCGATGCCCTAAGACAAATGAAAAGAGAAGATTTTCCGGCTCTGTTCGTTGTTGTACCCTCTTCGGATGATAACTCAGACTACCCCGACAGCGTGGCAGAAACGAGCCAATGCCTCCTGTTCCTGCTCGACCGCTCCGACAACCAGAGGCGTACCCCCATCCAAGTACTAGAAGATACACAGGAAACGGTGGAAGCCATGAAACAGGGACTCCGTGAGGATTCCGCCCGTCCGTGCCATTTCATGTCAGGACTTCGGAATCTATCTACCAACCCGGAGACAGGGCTTTACTCCGATTACTGCGGTTGGTCTGTCTCATTCAATATTGAAGGGCGATGATCCGGACAGACAACATACGGGATGCCTTCTTTCGCCGCACGATAGAACGAGACTTTAAAACCGTCCTGCAACGGCAGTTGAAGATAGCCGAAAAACGTGTCTACAGGGAGGGCAATAACCGCCAAACCGGACGTTTGCGGTCGTTTCTTTCGTCCGGTTCTATCCTGATCAGCACGAACCCGGTCAGCGTGCGGATCAATTACCCTATCTACATCCGCTTCCTTGATATGAGGAAGAACGGGAACCTACGGATCTACAACCGCCAGCTTTGGGGTATGATCTACCGGGAAACATTGCCGGAACTGCGCTACGGTATGACTAAAGAGGTACGCCGGGAAATAGGTCTCCAACTCGAAAGCCTGTTCTCGGAATAAAATATATTGTGTTTTTCATGGTATTAGATTTTTATGGTTAGTAATGCGAAGACCGTCCTGCTTGGGAAAGTGGGACGGTTTTAATTTATAGGATAAGTTTTTGCTTAAATATTTGTTGGCATCATATAAACACCGTAACTTCGTCTATAAAGAAGACCTAACAAGTTGATAGTATGAAATTCAATGTTGAAAAACTCAAAACCGTAGCCCAGCCGATGACACAAGAGGAAAGGGTTGCAATGGACTACCGTACCGAGAACGCCGAGTGGCTACAGCTCTCAGCAACCATCGCATGGAAGATACGAAAGCTCCTACGCTTGCAAGGAATGTCGCAAGCAAACCTCGCCTCGCGTCTCGACGTGTCTCCGGCGCAAGTGAGTAAGCTGCTTTCCGGGAAAGTCAACTTTGAAATCAAAACACTTTCTAAGATACAACGCGCTATCGGCAAGCCGATAATGGAAATTCCACAGGCAGGGAAGCCTTCTTTTTTACATACCAAATAAACAGTAAATATACATTTAAATAATATTAATATTACTATTCTTACGCCACACCGCTTGCATAACAGTATTAATATTACTATCTTTGCGGTGTTGAATTAAAAGACAGTGTTCTATGAAAAAAGTGGTAAAGGTGAGAGAGATCCTGAAGATGCTCGAACGTGACGGATGGTTCAAGGTCCGCCAGAAAGGCAGCCACAGGCAATTCCACCACCCCGTGAAGAAAGGCACAGTCACCGTCAATGGCGGTGAGAGTGATGACATCTGGGGGACGCTCCTAAAGAGCATTGAGGATCAATCGGGGCTTGTGTTTTGACACAGCCCCACCTTGACACCTTTCCGTAGGGCATTGTCTCAATTCAACGACTAAAACAACAGAGATATGGCAGCACAATTAATCATGGACACGGCACGCAATGAGAACGGATATAGTTGCTCATGCGGTTTATTGAAAGGATGGGTAGTCGCCTATTCGGGCGATTTCGACGGATTTAAGCAATATGTCCGGGAAAGCGTGGATTTCTTCGTCGAAGGGGCGAAAGAAGATGGTGAAGCTTATCCGGAAATCTTAGACGGAGAATATGAAATCATCTACAAGTTCGATGTGCAGTCCCTATTGGAATACTACCGGGGAATATTCTCTTTCGCAGCCCTTCAAGCGATCACAGGGATCAACCAGAGGCAACTTTACCATTATTCCGCAGGAATCGCCAAGCCAAGACCTGCACAAGCAAAGAAAATAGCCGACGGACTTCACAGATTGGCACATGAACTCCAATCGGTCACTGTCTGAATTCAACAAACAGACCAGCATTAGAGGGCTGCCCAAATACCAGGAAGCCCTCTTTTTTCAACCATTCGACATATCAAATTAAAAAAAGTCATATATTTGTGATGCCCAAATAATCACACAAGAAATATGAATCCATTTTCGACATGTAATCCGTAAAACCGGATTAAGGTTTTGTGAACCTTTGGGCACATGTTGGAAATGGATTCGCCATTTTATAGGCATGGTTTATTTTAATTTTGATGATCTTGTTGATGATCTCACAGCTTTCACTATTGAAGAGAACAGAAAATATTGGTTTGTAAGAACCGTTGGTGGTAAATATTACCAAAACTTCCTTAGTGGCAGATATGTTGCTATTGGTTATAATGAGATCTACAAAAGAGATTTGGATATGTTGCCAAAAAAAGAAGAATCAGCCCTGATGGAACTAAAAAGCATCTATAAAAGCAAACATCCGGGAGCTAAAAATATAGGAAAACCAGCATCGCAACTATTCCGATTCTACAAGGGCATAAAAGAGGGTGACGTTGTAATAATCCCATCTGCTGACTCCAGCGAGTTAGCTTTTGGAATAGTAAGGAGCCCTGTTTATGAATGTACCCAAATATCTGATACAGATTGCCCGTTCATGAAACGAAGAGAGGTTGAATGGAAAGAAACAATATTAAAACAAAAACTACATCCAAAACTACAATTGGCCACATCCTCCAGACATGCGCTTTCAGATATGACAGATTATGCAAGATACATCGACAGCGTTCTGAAATGCTTCTATCTAAAAGGGGATAAAGTCCATTTGGTTTTAAAGATACAAACCGAAAACGATGTAACATTAGATGATTTCTGCGGGATCAATGCTATCCCTGCTCTTATTAAAGGCTTTTGCGTAAGCAATGGGATTCCTTTTGGAGAAAACGATCTTGTTATGAAAATCCAAATGGAATCCCCCGGATGGCTAAAGTTGACAGGAAAAAATATTATCGAATTATTGATGTTTGGCCTATTCATAAACGGATGCTGCGGTGGAGGAATTGAGTATAAGAAAGATGCTAACGGTACAGAATTTTCCATTACAACGAAAGGGCTTTCGGGAGCTATAAACGAATACTTAGATAGAGGAGCCGACCGGAGGTTGGTTGAAGCAGCCGCAAAAGCAATAGATTCCATGCAAATTCAAAAACCGGAAGATATTGAACCTATCATTAAAATACTGGAAGAGAAAAACAAGATCCGAAAGAGTTATTAGGCGGGGAAATGATAAAACGGTATCAAGAGCAATGCTATTGCTACTCCGGCAAGTACAACCTTGCTGTCTATCTGTTTGGACAAATCGAACTTATAACCTCCTATAAGACATATTAAAGATTGAATAACTAATATAGATAGGGAGGTTATAGTAACGAACGTACCCACACAAGACAATATGTTTCGCACTAGATCAAACATGATTTTTATTTTGACACTGCAAATATATAACGTTTTCACGCTTTCAGAGGCGTAGGATTACTAAAAAAATTATTTTTCCCCCTTGCCATTCCAAAAACTTTTACCATCTTTGCGGTGCTGTACATTTTGATCTAGGCGAGTGATCGCCGACCGCTTTGCCGTTGGCTTTTTTTACGCCGATAGGCAAGACTATACGATATTATTATGATACAAGGTTCCGACCCCCGTGTGGAGCGTTAATGCGCCCACTGCCTAGATCAGGTGTACAGCAACGGGAAAGCGGGGCCTTCTTTTTTATCGCCCCACCCTCATTTATTTATTGTTTCATTTAATGCTGTACAAAAATGAAAGCAAACGTATTGCAAGCGGGCTACGCGCCCCAAACAACCGGGATCAATATCGCCGGTCGAGTAAGTAACGGTATCGCCACCCTCCGGGCCAAAGCGGATGCCACTGTGAAGAACCTGTTCCGGGCATTGGACTGCCCCATCGAGACGGAGGCCGACCGGCACTACGTGAAATGCCTCACCGCCTGCTGCGTCTCCCTCATGTTCCCGCCCTTCCTAATCGTGGCGGCTTACCAGATGTTTAACGCCAAAGAAAAGGAAGGAGGCAAGCGATGATCAATGAATCGAATGAATCTGTCGAACTGGTATACAAGGCTGAGTTCTACGTGGAGAAAACGGTTTTCTTTGATTCAGATGGGATGAGCGAGGACGATGCATATACACTGGTCTTTAATTCACGGAATACGGAAATTCCAGACTTGCACTACACCGAACTCAAGCGGCTGTACGAGTTCCTTGGCAAATACATAAAGAAAGAGGACAGATTCATACAGGCGTTCAACAAGTTCAAGAATTTCTAACTACCTTTACAGGGCACGACTAAAATCAAACGATATGGGCGAACTCTTTTTAATTTTCTGTTTGGTGTATATCCTACCCTGTCTGCTGGTTGGGGCTTTTGGATACGGAAAGGTCTCGGCGTTCTGGCTCTATTTTTGGGTATCGTTCTTCCTGACACCGATAGTCGGGCTGATATTTCTCCTGTTTGACAAAAGCGGTAGAGGAAAACCCTACAGACAAAACGACGATTCCTATTGGGATGCCGTTTGCCCCGGATTCCGACCGGACAAAAAACGTTAATGATCGGGGCTGTTCCTACGGGTGCAGCCCTTTTTTTGTCTTTTTACCCACTCTTCCTTCCCCTTACCTTAGCCGGAAAAACAGAAGGCTATGGCAAAACTATCCCCCGATTACATACAGTTCGTACTCTCCCTCAGTACCGACCAGGCACAACAGGAGATCCATAAGCTAGAGAAAGCATCCTCGGAGCTGAAAAGCGAAAACAAAGAGTTACGCAAATCGATGTCCGATCTTACCGCCACCGGAAAACGCAACAGCGACGAATACCGTAACCTTGAAGAACAATACAAAAAGAACAACCGGGCGATAGCCGAGAACACCGCCAAGACGGAACGCCTGCTTCAGACGATCGACAAACAGAACAAATCCTACAAACAGCTCTCCCAAGAGGCCAAACGCCTACAACGGGAACTGGACAATACCGTCAAGTCGCTCGAACCGGAACGATATGAAGAACTTTCGCAACAACTGGTAGGCGTGAAGAATCGGATGAACGAACTACGGGGGGTATCGTCCAGCCTGAAAGACTCGTTCTTCTCACTTAACAAGATGAAGACTGTCTTGGCCGGCTCATTCGCCCAGATAGGTTATTCTATCATACAGTCAATCAGCGATACAGCCACTAAAATCAAACAATTTGCCAGCGAAGGAATGGAACTCGCCACCAGTGCCGACGGTGTGCTTCACGCCTTCGCCCAGTTGGGACGTGAAGACTTACTCGCCGGACTCCGGAAAGAAACCAAGGGGACAGTAACCGACCTGCAACTGATGACCTCGCTGATCAAGGCACGGGACTTCCGTATCCCACTCGATGAAATGGGTAAATTCCTCGCTTTTGCCCAGCTCAAGGCACAACAAACCGGGCAGAGCGTGGACTATATGGTCGATTCCATCGTCACCGGATTGGGACGGCAAAGCCTCCTTATACTGGACAATCTCGGGCTGAGTGCCGCCGAGATCAAGGAGAAGGTAGCCGAGACGGGCGATTTCATGCAGGGGGTAGCCGCCATCGTGGACAAACAGCTCCAGCAATCCGGGCAATACGTCAGCGCTGCCGATCAGGTAGCCGCCGCCGACGTAAAGATGCAGAACGCAAAGCTGAAGCTCGGGAAAGCCCTCACATGGTTGGGAGACCTGCAAGTGAAGTTCAAATCCGGCATGGCCGATCTGATCAACACGACCCTTACAACCGCTAGCGAGAAATACGAGGACCAAAAGGCGAAGGTCATATCACTCGTGACCGAGATGTCCCCGCTTATCGAACGTTACGACACCTTACGCTCGAAAATAACGCTTACCGCCACCGAGCAGGACGAGCTCAACAGCATCATCGCCCGCATCGCCCAAACCATACCGGGGGCCGTCTCACAAATCGGAGCATACGGAAAGGCACTTGACATCAACTCCGAACAGGCGAAGAAATTCATCGAGACGCAAAAACAACTTATGCTCTACGACAACCGGCAAGCCATCGCCGAGGCCGAGAAGAATATCCGGAAGTTTCAAAAAGAGTTCGATAAGGCGAACACGGTCATTCAGAACGGCGGAAAATCCATCTACATGCAAACCTCGAATTTCGGCACCGGGAAATACATTTGGGATGATTCCGAAGAGACACGAGCCAAAGCCGTGGGCGAGGCCTCTCAATACCGTGCCCTACTCGACCGCGAGAACGAGCGTTTGAAAGAGTTACGGGGTGAAAACCTCGAATCCCTTATAGAGACCCAGCAAAAGCAAGCCGCCGCACGGGAAGAGTTCCTGAAGATGAACAGGCAGCAACTCGAGAAGTGGCTGGCCGACGAAAAGAACGCCCAAAGCGAATACCGTGATATGGCACAATCTTTCTTAGCCACCAAGCCTTCTGAACCAGATCAGGAAGAGAAAGCTACACCCAATAAGGAAGCCACACCCGACAAAGTAGTATCCCAAACCGATGATATTACAAAACGGTTGCCTCAGTACAAGGGTACATTCACCGTCCTCCAGGCTGAAATGGAGACAATCTCTGCCAAATCAGTCAATATACAGGAGGAGCAAGCACGTCTGGCAGACTTCGTGAGCAGACAGATCCTTGGAAATAGCTCGTTGATTGCCGACCTTTTTTCCGACGCTTCGGAAAAGAGCGTAAACGAGATGCAGAAGATCATCGACAAAGCCGGTCAACTCTTCGATTACCTACGGGGTAGCTCCGGGATGACACGCGGGCAGGTCCTTTCATTGGGCATCAGTGAAAAACAGTTGAAACAGCTGGAAGAATCACCCGAAGAGGTCAAAGCGTTAGGAGACTCGTTAAAAAAACTCCGTGGCGAATTGGCCAGTCGGTCTCCGTTCCTCTTATTTGAGGAGCAGATCGAGAAGGCGATAAAGAAGCTCGGGAAAGGAGATCTGGCCGGTGGAATCGAAGGAATCGGGGAATCCACGCAAAAGTTCATGCCCGCTTTATCGGAATTCGGAGAAAGCATCGGTACGATCTTTGGTGATGACGATCTCTCTGAGAAGATCAAAGGTGTTACCGACGCTTTTGGCGGTATGGGACAAACCGCTTCTGGAATAGGCCGGATCATGGGCGGTGATATTGTAGGTGGAGCGATGTCGGCCGTCAGTGGTATATCCAAGGTGGTAGGCGCTATCTCCGGGCTATTTGGGGCCGACTATTCCGAATACAACGACATGGTATCCAAATACGAGGAGCTACTTAATATTTGGGACGAACTACTCGATGCCAAGAGAGCTTATATACAAGAAAGTTACGGAGCGGAAGCTATCAAGGCTGGTCAAGAAGCACTGGAGATATCCAAAAATCAATTGGAAGTGGAAAAGAAACTGGCCGAAATACGCCTCGGTTCGGGTGCGTCAGCTGGCAGCCACTCGCAATGGTACAGGATGTGGAAAGGCTCCTACAAATGGGAAGGGCAGAACTGGCAAGATGTGGCCGAGGATGTGGAAAGCGGGTTATCCTCCGCCGGACTGGGCCGGGTATCCTTCTCCAGTATGGAAAGCCTGATCCACATGTCATCCGAGCAGCTGCTATGGATCCGGGAGAATTACGCCGGCCTGTGGTCGGTCATGGACGAAGATTTCCGCGGGCATCTGGAAAACATCATTGAGTTCGGGAAGACAGAGCAAGAGATCATGGAAGCCGTCAAGGAGCAAATAACCGGTATATCATTCGATGAGTTCGAGAACTCTTACCTAGAAATGTTATTAAATCTCGATTCGAGCAACGAGGATTTCGCGAACGATTTCGAGAAGAAGCTACAACAATCCATTCTCAAATCGGTCATCGCCTCCAAGTACAAGGACCAAATAAAGAAACTTTACGACACATGGTCCGAGTATGGGGAGGATGGATACACGAAAAACGAAGTAGAGCTATTAAAAGAGATGCAACAAAACCTGACAGATTCCATGCTCCACGATAGGGAGGAGTTGGCCTCACTATTCGGATGGAATGCGGATGACGAAAAGAACGGGAACGACACCGGATCTCCTTCCGCAAGCCGCGGAGGCTTCGAAACTATGACACAAGATCAGGCCTCTGAGCTTTCAGGACGTTTCACAGCACTTCAGGAATCCGGATATCGGTTGGAATGGCTGGTTGAATCCCTACTTCAAGGAAACGGGGTAAACTTCGAATGTATTACCGAGATCAGGGATATTCTTTACGAGAACAACGGCTATTTGGGGAAAATCGAATCCTATACACGGGTTCTCAACTCCATGAAAGAATCTTTAGACAGTATTAAAGAAAACACAAAAAACATATAAACAATGATCAAAGACGCAACAATCAACGGGAAACCACTATCGGCATGGGGTGCCGGGTTGATGTCCGGAACCATTGAAGCGCTGCTTACTCCGGCATCGATGAAAGAATACATCAGAAACGAAAGCCGGCTGGAAAACGGATTAAGGATAATAACCTCGAACGCAAAGGTCGCATCCCGAGAGTTATCTATCCCGTTCCTGATCGAGGGAAATGGGAAAGCGGATTTCCTCGATAAATATTCGTCTTTTGTAAATGAGCTATACGAGGGTAATATTGCGCTGTATATACCGGAATTAAAAAAAACATTCATGCTGACCTATCTGTCATGTGGCAAATATGGAAGTTATGGCGATTGCAGGGCTAAACTGATGGTCAAATTCATAGAGGCCGTTCCGGTAGAAAACAAGGATTAATCATGATAGACATCAAGGACATATCAGGCAAGGTCAAGTTTAGCACACCGATCAATGTAGGGGCGAAAGGCCGGTTCATGCTGATGAAGGAGGATTATATAACCATCCCTTTCAGCACGGACATACCTGTTGATCTCAAGCGTGGCGATTACGTGGATCTCAGAGGAGTGTTTGATGATGCCTTAGGCGGGAAACTGGCGAAAGTATATAAATACCTCACTCTTCAGAATCCATCCGTTATTCCGGGTAAATACAGTTACGAGCTAAGGTTTGACGCTTATTATTACGAGTGGAATACGAAAATCTTCAAATTCACTCCGGAAAGTCACGGTCAGGAAGCCGGCTGGAATCTTACAGCCCCCCTCGATGTTCACCTAGGCCTGTTCCTGCGTAACCTGAAAGCGAACGGATATACATACAACGGGGTTGATTACATTTTCGACATAGATTCCACGGTTGAGAACAAGGCGTTTTTGATGACATACGATAATATTCATTTGTTGGACGCCCTCTTTTCGATGGCATCGAAAGATAAATGGAACTGTGATTGTTGGATAACCGATAATGTCATACACTTTGGCCGTTGCGAGTTCGGTGACGCTGTCGACATTGAACTTGGCGTTGAAGCGGCCGCCATGACCCGAAGCGAAAGCAAGGGTACTTATGCCACCCGCGTTTATGTGTTCGGAGGAACAAGAAATATACCGGCCAACTATCGTCCGGTGGATGAGCAGGCAGTAGTAAATGGAGTTGTTCAGAAGCGGCTCATGCTTCCGGAGGGTACTCCTTGCATAGATGCTTATCCCGGTATGACCGACACCGAAGCGGTGGAGGACGTAGTGGTATTTGACGATGTGTTTCCGAAACGGATCGGCACGTTGTCAGACGTGACTACCATAGACAGGGATACGGAGACAGACGGTGAAGTCAGCGGCCAGTTCAAAGCCTACCAGTACCAAGATCCCGGTCTCGATTTCAAAGAAGATTATATATTGGAGGGGGAAGAGCTGAAAATCACCTTCCAGTCCGGCAAACTGAACGGGATGGTGTTCGGTGTAACGTTCGAGCCTGAAGGGACGGATAAAGGCAGTCAAATATGGGAGATCGTAGCGAACGAGGATTATGGGCGTTTGCTTCCCGATGAGATAATGTGCCCGGAGAATGGAGATGAATATGTTCTTTCCGGATTTAAGATCCAACTCGTTTCCGACCGGTACATACCGGAAGCGGAAAAAGAGTTATTAGCCAAAGGACAGGAGTATGTAAAGAAAACAAGTATCGATGACGGTACATACCCAACTACCTTGGACTCCGAGTGGGTCTATCAGGATCAGATAAACAGGACGTATGACGCAGGCCAGAGGATCCGGTTGATAAACCCCGCTTTCTTCCCGTCTGATGGGCGGATCAGCCGTGTGATCGGCTGGGAAATGAACTTGGATATACCTTACGATTCCCCTGTCTATACGATCGGAGAAAGTACGCAATACAGCCGGATCGGTGAGCTGGAGGATAAGGTGGACACGCTTACCTATAAAGGACAGACCTATACCGGTGGCAGTGGAAGCGGCGTATATGTCATACGAACGAATGATTCCACGCCAGCCAGCGACAGCAACGTGTTCTCCGCCCTTCGCTCATTGGCTACCTTCCTCCGCAAGGACAAGCCCGATCAGACCAAACATCTCATCAAGTTCCTCGGGGGACTTATATCGGACAACATCGAGTCGCAAGACTTCGCGGCCGGGCCGTTCGGTACCGGGTTCGTGGTGAAAAGAGACCCGAAGACCGGCAAGTCGTACATCGAGGCTGACGAGATCTATATTCGTCTGAAAGCCTATTTCGACACGCTGGAGATCAAACATCTCGCACATGTCGGCGGGCGTATCGTCCTGTCACCGGCGAGCATGGAATGTATCAAGGTCGAAGAAGTATCCGCTGAAAACGAAAAGGTATATGACAGTACCGGCGAACAGGTGTACGACTCCCTAAATGATGAAGTGCTGGCCCCTAAATCGGGTGGAGAAAAAGCGTACCGTTGTTATTTCAAGCAGACGGACGGGGAGAGGGAGATCGTGAACGAGTTCGCCGTGGATGACCTCGCGCAGTGCCGGGAGTTCAACGTGAAAACAGGCACGTCGCACAATGTCAGCAATCAATACTATTGGCGCAGGGTATTATATGTGGGAGAGGATTATATAGACCTGTCCATCACGGATTGCGATACCGGCAGCATGGCTCCGAAAGCCGGAGATACGATCGTCACGGTCGGGAACAAGACGAATAAAAGCCGACAGAACGTGGTGTTCTTCTCCTCGTATGATGAAGACGCCCCGTGCGTCAAGTTGTATTCTGGCGTTGACTCCTATTCGATGCTGAACAAGGAGGTGACAGCCATTTCCCCGAACGCCGACAAGAACGTGTTCACCGGCAAGATGATCATCAAGCCGGGTTCGACCGGATTCGGGAACCTCGCGGACGCGCCCAATATGGATGAGATCAACGGAGCTATCGCGGACGCTAAAGACGCAGCCGAGAATGCGAAAGATGCTGCCGAAGGCGTGCAGGAGTCCATGTCTGACTTGAAAGGATATGTGGACGGGGCCTTTTCTGACGGTATTGTCTCTGAAGCGGAAGCCAAGGCGATTGAAAAGTACTTGAATATCGTAAACAACGAGAAGTTGTCCGCAGAGTCGGTATTCAACAAATTATATGCCAACCCTTATCTGGAGGGATCGGCCAAAGTATCATTGTCTAACGCACGTTCGTCTTTGTTGTCATCCATAACGGCCTTGTCCGGCTCTATCGAGACGGCCATAGGAGACGGTAAGGCCACCATGGCCGAGAAACGGGACGTAGATACGAGATACGCTGATTTTAACGCGAGGCTGTCCGCTTTTCGCGCGGCGATCGAGACGGCCAACAAATCCATACAGGACAAACTCAAATCCTATTCCGACAACGCCCAGAAAGCGGCGGACGAGGCTAATAACGCCGCCTCCTCCGCCATGGAGGACGCGAACGAGGCGAGACAGTCCGTGTCCGACTTGAACAAATACGTGGACGGGGCCTTCTCGGACGGCATCATCTCCGGTGCCGAGGCCAAGGCGATCGAGAAATACCTGAACACGGTGAGCCAGTCAAGGAAGGAGATGGACGCGACTTACACGTCGTTGTACGTGAACCCGTTCCTTTCCGGCGCACCAAAGAGCGCCTTGTACGCCGCGAAAAACAGTCTCAACACCGCCACCGCCAACCTGACCGCGGCGATCCAGTCCGCCATCTCGGACGGTAAGACCACGGTAACCGAGAAGGAGATCGTAGACAGCAAGTTCTCCGCGTTCAACAACGCCTGCGCGTCGCTCGCAACGGCCATCGAGAACGCCAATAAGGCGATCCAGCAGAAAATCAAGGAGGAGGCGGTGAGCGAGTCAAGATCCGAGGCCTCCAGCGAGATAGGAAAGGTCTCGCAAGCGGATAGGGACAACATCGCCAGGATGCTCGGATATAAGGATTACGAGGAGCTTGTCTATTATGCGGAGCGGGGTATGACATTGATTAACGGGGGTACGATCAATACCTCCCTCGTCAACGCGGAGCTTATGATAACGTCCGCGCTTATAGCGAACGCCATCAAGACGAACACGTTGAACGTGAACGACCGGTTCAAGATATACACGGACGGGTCGGTGGAAATGAGCGGCATCCTGCACTCCCTAGGCCGGGACACGGAGCTCGTCGTGTCGGACGGCTATGTCATGATCATGTACAGGGGCGGTGACGTGGCCAAATTGTCGGTGAACGAGAATACCGGCATGCCGGAGCTATCATTGTATAACGGGAGCCGGTCCTGTATCGTCACGGCCGAGAAAATAATGCTCTCCACCGGGACCGGCAACACGAGCTTCCTGACGATGGACGCGTCCGTGCTGGGGTATGGGACCATCAAGAAAAAAACGGACGGGACGCTGTACCTAGCCAACAACGAGTATGAGATGATAACGGTCGGTATCAGCGCGAGCCCCACGTACGGCGGCACGACGATACCGTCCCCGTCCCCGATGCACATGGTCATGAGAGGGGAATCCGAGACCGTCGAGGCGGTACCGGCCGAGGGTTACGAGTTCGACCGATGGTCCGACGGCGGTTCCCGGAAACATACGGTCACGTGGAGCTCCGCCGGGCAGAGCCTCGTGGCCTATTTTACCCGGATCCAAGTGACAAGGTACACGTTGTCGCTATCGGCCAGCCCATCCAGTGGCGGCTCCGTCTCCGGGTCGGGAGGTTACGACGCCGGATCCAAGGCGACGGTATCGTGCGCCGCGGCCAGCGGATGGCGTTTCGTCCGGTGGTCTGATGGCGGCTACCAGACGCATTCGGTCACGATGGACGGGAACAAGAGCCTCACCGCCTATTTCGAGCGGTACACCGTCACGGGGGACGAGATATTCTCCGGCGTGGCCTTGACGAGCGGTTCTTATTGGAACGCCTACGGCGACGCCTCCGTGGTGTCCGTGGGCGGTGGGACGGCATCCGTCAGGTTCAACGGCTGGTCCGGAGAATCCAACTACGCGATGTTCAACCGGGGCTACATGGGCGGCAAGCTGGAGCAGGGCCACAAATACAGGATGACCCTCTCCATGAAGGCCTCCATCTCCAGCGCGTCACTGATAGGGTTCATCGGATCGTCGTTCGCGGATTACGTATCGGAGGACGTTCTTTTCTATGGCTCGTACAATGGCGGGGAATTATCAACCTCTTACAAGATCCTGACCGCCGAGTTCACGGCGAGAAGGGACAGCACGGCCAGCGACGGATTCATATTCGTCACGGCCGAGGGCTGCACGGTAAGTGTCAACAGCATATCATTAAAGGAAGTATAACATGAAAAAGATTCTAATGGCTTTATGCGCGATCCTCACCGGATGCGCGGATTATATCCCGGAGCGACCCCTCCCGGCGGCGAGGGACCTTCCGGAGGGGAGCGGGATCACGATCTCGATCTCGACGGATACCGTATCCGAGGAATACGGGTATGAGTTCGTAACCGGAGAGACGGGAGGCCGCCATGGGGTACGGGAATGACAACGTGTCGATAACCGGCACGGAGATGAAGTTCGCCCTGAGCCTTGAGCTGCCGGGCGGGCTGACGATGGACGAAGTGGGGTTCGAGGCCCTGTTCTACGTCTATTCCAACCGGACGGTGACGATCCCCAAATCCGGGATGACCCGGATTGACGGTGACACCTATGTTGTCACGCTGGATACCTCCCTGATCGGGGGAGGCCGGATCAAGTGCCAGGTGTGGGTGGAGATCCCGGACGCGAACATGGCGGACGGCGTACGGACGGAGATAATAGGCATCGAGACGGACGAGACGGTGAGGTATGGCGTGCGTTAGGGGACATATCATAAGGCTGGACACCATCCGGGCGGAGCTCGGGCGGATCGAAGCCGCGAGCGCCTGTCTCAGGAGGACGGCGAGGGTCGGTGCGAGACTGTCCAAGGTCTGCGACGTGGATTACGGGGTGTGGCTGCTGGTCGCCCCCTCCGATCCCGTATGGGTGACCGAGACCATGCCCGCCCTGTTCGAGGTGAGATCGAACACGGAATGGAGAATCGAGTGAGTAACAATTTAAAAGACAAATCATCATGGCGAAAGCGGCATGGGCGGTGGTCACCCCGCCCCAAGGATCGGGTGACAAGGAAGTTAGCGTAAGGTCGGATGCGGAGCATACCGGCCGGAACACGCGTAGTACGGTATTGATATGGAAAGCGGTGAATTGTCCGGATGTCCAGAGGACGGTCATGCAGGCGGGTAAGCCCGAATACGTGGACATAGCGGACACGGCGGCGAGCGAGAAGACGGGAAAGGTGGTTACCATATCCGGGGTCAGCAACTCCAAGCGGCTGACCTTCTCCCTCGGTACGGGAGACCTGGACATAGCGCTGCCCGCCCATTACACGGCGAACAGCGTACAAACGGCGAACGGCGAGGCGATAACGGGCGATCCCGGCGGACTGGCGGTCTATAATTTCTCCATCGCCGTGACAGTCCCGGCGAACACGGAGATCGATCCACAGACCCGGCAGGTCATCGTCACGGACGAGGGCGGGCACCAGGACGTGTGCCTGTTGACACTGGCCGCTGGTGACGCTTACTTACGTGTGGCCGAGGGCGACATCCAGCTGGATTACCAGGGCAACCCGGTGACCGTGAACGTGGAGTCTAACACCGACTGGACGGTCGAGTGATGGACACCGTCAAGATACCATGGGACGGGGCGACCGGCGGGAATATCGTCATCGGGGTACCCGGACCCGGCGTCGGGCCCGCCTCGATCTCGTCAGACACCCCGAACGAGGGCGTGGACAGGTATATGGAGATAACATTCCGGACAACCCGGGGCGGAGATGCCCGGGCCGTTCGCGTAGTCCGGCAGGCAGGACGGAGGGAATACCTCCGCGACTCGGCCGGTGAGATATTGATAGATTCGAACGACGTGGAACTTAAAGCATTGAGATAAGATGGGACTATTGAATTACACGACAGCCAAGATCAACGAGCTCTTGGCCAAAGTGGCGGCGCTGCCCGCCAAGGTGATGGATGGGAACACTATGATCCCGTCAAAGACAAGTGATTTGACGAACGACAGCAAGTTCGTCAAGGAGACAGGACTGAAAACCGTCAACGGCCATTCCTTGCTGGGTAGTGGTGATATAACCATACAAGGCGGTGGCGGTGGCACGGCAGATTCCGTGGACTGGAATAAAGTCCTGAATAAACCCTCATGGGTCAATTCGTCCACAAAGCCGGAATACACGGCCGTCGAGATCGGAGCGTTACCTTCCGACACCAAGATCCCCGCCATGACCAGCGACCTAGAGAACGACAGCAAGTTCGTCAAGGAGACAGGCCTGAAGACGATCAACGGGCAATCTATCATAGGAAGCGGAAACATATTCATCCAGCCCGGCTCCGGCGAGGGCGGGGCGGGCAACGTGAATGTCTCTAACGCTGCGGAGCTGGTGGGTGGAGGACAGTACGTGTTCACCCCGTCTGCCAACGGTGTCTCGGAAGGCTCGTTTAAAAAGTTGAACGTGGCCGATGACATCAATTCCGGGTTGATGAGCGCTGATGACCACGTGAAGTTGAAAAACTTTAAAGAAGTGCTTAAATTGCCCTTGGCTGTAGCGGGCTTGTCCGAGGCCTCCTCTAGCGAGGATATCGTATCGTCGTTAGAGGATAGTGGTAATACCAACATGATTCCCTTCTTAGCCGCAGCATTCTCCAGCATTCACACAAGTGAGTACGAAGAGTCTCTTCCCGATATATATATAGGCAATCACAAATGCTTTGTAGACGCTTCCTTTGAGACGGGGAAATGCTCACTGGCGTTGACATACGTAGCGTCTGGCAAGATGAGGACTGTCAAGATAAATGGCACGGATAACGATAGCACATGGACATTCTCTTGCGAGATTATCAAGAGCGGGGATGATACATACTACCTTAGTCACCCGGATTCATATACCGCCACGAGTTGCTTTACTGCGTTCGGGGGAGACGAAGGTCGGGCGAAAATAGCCCTAGCGGTTGGACAAAGGAAGAAGTTCTATATCCTGTATGGGTCAGGCGTATTGGGCGGATCCATACCCGTGACCGTTGAATCCGGTTTTAATATTCCGGTTCTCATATGGACAGCTCCTATTCTGGAGAAAACATTCAGATTTTATATGCTGAATGAGACTGATAGTAAACTGAGAGTGTTGGATCTTTATTACTATCAGCTTAATTCAGAGTTCTACTCACTAACCTCCTCATCCACCACCGATGAGATCTCTGTGGCCGTAGGAGGGGAAGCGGGGTTAAAGGATATTGTACAGGCCGTAAAAGACGGGAATAGAATCCGTATAAACACGACACTTAGCCCGTATGATGTCTCAACGGAACTCCTTCCATGGGTGGCAGGCATATCTAAAGAAGGTAATATACATCTTGGTGTCTACGGAAAGGGCTACGGCCTGTTCAATAGCGCAGGAGGCCTCCTTGTGATAGATTACACGAAGACTACCAACACATTCAAGGCCGAATTATTGGATGTTTGACCAAACTCTCGTCGGTGAGGGATGTCAGGAGAAACGGACTAAGTTAACGGGGAAAGATCCGGACGTTTAAATAAATGATATAATCAAAAAACCTTATCGGGGGCGGGCAAGTAAAAGCCCCCGTATATATCAAATGGAAAATATGATGAAAGGATTGGAGGAGGTATTTATCGTTGCGTGGATAGTTTTCGGGCTATACATGCTTGTTTTCATGGCCGTGGGCACCGATCTGTGGAGCGGCGTGAGGAAGGCCAAGCGAAGGGGTGAGGTGAGATCGAGTTACGGTTTCAAGCGGACGGTTGACAAGCTGGCGAGGTATTACAACCTGCTCATAGCGTTGACAGTGGTTGACTGCATGCAGATGGGAGGTGTCTGGTACCTTGATGGCTACTACGGCTATCATATCCCGATCTTCCCGGTCATAACGTTGATCGGCGCTATAGGGTTAGGTTGTATCGAGGTGAAAAGTATCTTCGAGAAGGCCGAGGACAAGGTGAGGGACGATTATCGGCAGGTATTGATGTTGGCCGGTGAGATCGCCAAACACCGGACAGATCCGAAGGAGATAGCGAAAGCGGTTGTTGATTATATGAATAAGGAGGCTTTGAAATGAGAAATAACAATTTACCCCGAGGATTGAGAAACAACAACCCCGGGAACATCAGAAGAAACAGCGATGTCTTCCAAGGCGAGAAGACAAGCTCAGACAGGGAGTTTAAGCAGTTTAAATCGATGGCATACGGGTACAGGGCGGTGTTCCGGATCCTGTTTAACTATCACAAGAATTACAAGTTAGATACCATCCGGAAAATGATCGAACGCTGGGCACCGCCAAAAGAAAACCATACAGAGAAGTATATCAAGTACGTATCCGATTACTCTGGCATTCCAGCTGATGATCCTATCGACATCAACAGCAGGGAGCAAATGACCCGGATCGTCGCCGGCATGAGCAAGGTGGAGAACGGGAGAGAGTCCGATATGTCGGATGTTATAGCTGGGTGGAATCTGTTATGAAAGCCTCTATCTACATATGTATAGTGTTACTCTTATCCTGTGGCACCTCAAAGCGATCTACAGATACGGAAAAGTATTTGTCTACAAATGTTAGTCTGTCAGATAGTTTACTACGGAAGGATAGCATATTTAGCTTAGAGCAGCTTTTGTTAAATGACCGGTTACAAGTTCATATCATCAAGACTGAATGGTCTAAACCCGATAGTTTTGGACAACAATTCCCGGCCCGGACAATAGAAGTAGATTTAAGCCGGCAGAAAGACAAACAGTCTGTTAAGTCCGAACAGTCTAGATCAGTCACCGTTCAGGTAAAGGAAAATGATATAATCCAAATAGAACATGAAAATAAGAAAGAGATTATAAAGTCTGATACTCGGTTAATACCGGAATGGGTTTGGTATTCTTTGTTTGTCGGAGGATTAATATTCGCTTTACTCTATTGGTTGATTCGGCAAGGGAAATAGTTTGATATTACTACTAGAGTGGCCACTTTGCCCGGATGGATAGGCCGGTTATTTAATGACCCGCCCCTACTGATAGACACGGGGCGGGGCTTCTTTGTCACATATCCGGGAAATGATTCCTAATCTTGTCGCTCTTCACGGCAAAGTTACGCCGAATATACCTTTCGGTGGTGTCGACCGACCGGTGCCGGAAATGACGTTGCAGTTCCCAGACATCCACACCGGCGTTTACCAATTGCACGCCGCCGGTGTGCTTGTAGCTGTATAGTTTATATTCGGCCGATATCCCGAGCTTGTTTCGGATCCTGTTGAACCGGAAGCTCATCGTGTTCCGGCCATACATCTTTTCGCCGGGATGCCCGTCCGAAGAAAATAGCAGCCAGTCCCGGTTCATCCCTTCAATACCGATCGCACGCAGTAGCTTTACCATCTGAGCGGGAATGTTCACATACTCGGTCGTTCGGTTCTTGGCTACCGGTGCTGGGATCCGCACGATCTGTTGTTCCAGATCTATGTCACGAAGCCGCAACTGGCGCAACTCATTCGGACGGATGGCGCAATAGTATTCCATTTGGCAAAACATCCACAACTGCGGATCGTTCCTTCGCATATAAGCAGACAGCATGTCGCGTTCCTTGTCTGGAATCGGGCGAGGGGCTTTGTCTTCAATGCGGCCAAAATCAGGAATGTTGTGTACCGGATTCTTCATAATGATCCCATGCGATTTAATCATATACTCGAAAAAAGCATGGATTAACTGTTTATATTTACCGACCGTATGACTGGAAATATTCTTGTTTTTCACTTGAAAGCACAAGAAATCATAGATATTCTCACGGGTAATATTACTTATATGGATATCATCAATCCCCTCATGGGCCGCCCATTCCGCGAATATACGCAACTTCGACTGGTAGGTCTGGTATGTTTTCTGCGCAACAACAGGCTTCCTTGCCTGTAGGAACTCAGACAAGTAAATACGTATTGACGGGATTTCGCTCCTCTCCCTCCCCCAACGGTCGGCATAAAGCTGATAGATCAGCTGATCCTCATACGAGACTTTTCGGTCATCAAAAGGAGTCCATCCGGACAACATCTTCTCCTTCAGGTTTGCGATAATCCGATCCGCAAGTGCATAACGCTCCTCTACGGTTTTTAGTTTAGCGAAGCCATGTTCCCTAAACCGCTTCATCTTATTCGTTCTAGGGTCACGGAAACAATACTCTACGAACCATTCTTTACTCAAGTCACCGCCTGCGTCTCTGAGATGCGGCAGGACTACTAATTTTTTCTGATAAGTACTCATCATTAATCCTGTTTTAATACGGTTTGAATTGATTGTAAAATAGACCGTACAGGAACATACTGAATCGTACACTATTCAAGGTTCTAATTTTATTAACAAAGGCCTGAAAATCAAAGATTTACAAGCCTTTGTGGAGATGGAGAGATTCGAACTCTCGTCCAAACGAGGAATTAATTTGCTTTCTACATGTTTATCTTCGCCTTCATTGTCGGGGAAGAGCAAGACCGAAGCCACCCACTCATCCCTTATCCTCTAAAGTTTCGCCTGAGACCCGAGGCTTATCTCAAACTATCTCCGATATTGCTGCACCACCTGATCGGAACGCTTCGGAGCCACAGCATCCGGGTGATGTCACGTCCCCGCAACTTTTGCAGGGATTAAGCTTGAATCTACT